TTTATATTGAACTTTTTAAGCTGTTCCATGTGCGTCCCTCCAGGTATCGAATTTTCCTATCTGGGTATACGTTAGACATTCCTCTAATTGGGCTGATGTGGATATTAGACACCATATTTGTTCTGCTGTTTTAGTATTTGTCCAAAATGTCTGGTTTGCTGGGTGAGCGGTAATATCAGGTTTTAATACCATGTCTGGATATCTAAAATCTATTCTACAGTATCTTTTAAGTTCTCCTTGTACTGCTTGAGCAGCAGGCGGTGCTTTTACTGATATCCATTTATCCATTAGTACTTGATGATATGATTTATCAAAGTAGTTTCTATTTGCTGCACCTACCTGTTCGGCTAAGTTGCGATATGCTCCTAAAGTCGTTGGTAAAGCTACCGCTAATTTATTACTAGTCTGGTATGGTTTTATTTTTAAAATTGTAATTCTTAATTGTCCAGCAGTATTCATAAAGGCTGGATTGAAAGCAAATTCTATATTTAATCTTGTAAATACAGGTTTGTATTCTATTGGAGAGACTATATCTGTATTACGTCTCGCGTTCCACTCGTATTCATCATTAAGATCTGATAGGTAAGTTTGTCTATGGAAAGTTCCTGCGACACCATAAGTGGCTATACCACTATTGACATCACCTTTGTATATGTCTTGATCATAGAAGTTGTTAATACAGAAGCAAAAAGGACGATTTGCCTTTAATTTGTTTAAATCGGAAACAAGACCTAGATAGCCACTATATTGAGTATGTGTCTGTATTTCTCCAAAGCGTTGCTGTTGTAATGTTTTAACCTGTCTTGCTAAAGTCATGATAGCATTTTTATTTCGACTAACTTTAGTAACTGGACGATTTTTCTTATAAACTCGACGAACTGGTGCGTTCTTCGTTGAAGAGAGTGGAAACTTCGCTGCAGTACCACCTTTCTTATTGAACTGTTTGATATTTTTCGTATATGCGACCATTTCTTTTTATACATTATATATATATTATTATTTTTTCCTAAACTTTTTATTAAATCCAGGATCTATTATATTAATTGTAATTATTTTGACTTAAAGAATTTTTTTCTAAGTTATTTATATGAAGGATAGTTCCGATAGTTCCGAAGAAGGGGGTAATACTATTTCCCCTTCTTCTACTAAATCTTTTCAGATTTCTCCATCTATTAGATGGTGTTTTACTTTGAATAATTATTCAAATGTTGATATTAGTTCCATTGTTCTATGTTTTAGCAAGAATTGTAAATTCGCTATTATCGGAGACGAAGTGGGTGAATCAGGAACACCACATCTACAAGGGTATTGTGAATTTGTAACCAAATGTCGTCCTAAAAGTAAATTGTTTATTGATTCTATACATTGGGAGAAGGCTAAAGGTAATCGTGAGCAGAATGTTGATTATTGTTCTAAACAACGAGTTATATATTCTCTTGGTATGCCTAAACCTATTAAAGTTATTGAGACGCTTTACAGTTGGCAAAAGGATATTCTAGATATTTATTTGTCTGAACCAGATGACCGTTCTATTTATTGGTATTGGGACGAGAAGGGAAATATTGGAAAGTCGGCTTTTATTAAGTATATGATTGTTAAGCATAAAATTCTATTTTGTTCTGGAGGTAAGCATACTGATATTATGAATTTAGTATTTAATCAGGATATGGATAATTGTTCTTGTGTTATGTTTGATATTCCACGTGCTAATCGAGGTTGTATAAGTTATTCTAGTCTTGAGTCTATTAAGAATGGTATGGTTTGCAATACTAAGTATGAGACCGGAGTTAAAGTTTTTAATAGTCCACATGTTTTTGTTTTTGCTAATTTTCCACCCGATAATGAAAGTATGTTATCTGAGGATAGGTGGGTTATTTCTAAGTTATAGGTTAATGTTATGTCTAACATAAGATTAAACGCAGTTTAATTTATCACTCTCGTCGAGAGTGGGAGAGTTCAAAATTAAAGTTTGTTGAATGTTGAGTTTTTTACATTTATATTGAACTTTTTAAGCTGTTCCATGTGCGTCCCTCCAGGTATCGAATTTTCCTATCTGGGTATACGTTAGACATTCCTCTAATTGGGCTGATGTGGATATTAGACACCATATTTGTTCTGCTGTTTTAGTATTTGTCCA